TCACCTCTCTATCGATGAATTACCACTCCGATTATCGCTCCCGCTCCCACTACCTGGGATAAGTTGCGTTGCATTCGTAGTCGCTTGATTGTGCGGGTGTCCCGTTCTATTGTGTTCTTCAACACGTCTAATGATTTCTGCATTTCGTTCAAGGTAGCTTCTTGCTTCACTGAGTCCGCTTTGGCTTTGGCTAATTCGCTCTCCAATCTGTTGATTGTATTGTGAGCTTCTGTCAATTCTTGCCCCTGCTTCACGACTAAGGTCTGCGCTTCTGTCAATGGAATGCTGGATACTTCGATTGAGCTCAAGGCTTTCTCGTTGTTGCTCTTGAGCTCGTTCCACTGCGTCAACGGCACGGTGATAGTCGGCTCCACTTGGTTGGTAGAGGATATATCCTGCGCAAAGCAAGGCGAGGAACACAATACTACCGATAAGAATATAGCGGTTACGAACGCTATCAGATAGACTTTTGATTCTTTCATACATCATAGCCCTCCTGCATAATCAGTAATGCCTCGTGCAATCGCACGAACAATAGCATCTAGGTCGTTGGATAACATAGCATGATCTTCTTCATTGTCAATAAAAGCCATTTCAACAAGAACCGCTGTTGCATCCGTACCGTTTAAGACCCAAAGGTCATCACGTTTTTTGACGCCACGGTCTACGGTATTAATACTACGGATGATTTGGCTCTGAATATCGTTCGCTAGACGTTGGCCATTAAATGATTTATATAATGTTTCTGTGCCTCTTGCTTCCGTATTGAATGCATTGCAATGGAGGGACACAAATATATCCGCACCCCAATCATCGGATTCAGAACATACAAGGCCTAAATCATCACTTTGCAGAGTTCTAACTTCGTACCCTGCAGTCTGTAGATATCGTACTAACATCTTGCCTGCATCACGAGCTACGTCGCATTCACGAGTACCATGCACAGGGTTGACTGCCCCCGAATCTAAATCAATATCATGTCCGGGATTAATAAATACTTTCATCGTTTATCCTCCTTTTCTAACTGATCTGGAATGCCATTGCCGTCTCTATCTATCCAAAGTGCTAAAAACCCTACGAGAGCCGTTAGCACGCTAGGGATAAATATATGGTCAATAATATTGATGCCTACATCGATTAGCTTGTTAACTTCAGTCGATACGTAGCCTTTAGCAAAAGCCATGCAGTAGGCGATTACCACCAATAAAATAGGTACTAGCATGGTTAGTACTAGTACCCTTGTTGCAAGAACACCTGTAGGGTGGAAGTTGGCCACCCTTACAGATTGATATGATTTTTTAATTGTATTGATGAGATTTTGAGGTATGTTCATGTAGTTCCTCCTTAATATCATCAACTCTTGTTTCAATACTATCCACCCTAGACGTCAATTTTACATGTTCCGTATATGCTTTAGTTCGCTGTTCACGTGACAATTTGATTTCATCCTTTAAATCCTTTAGCGTATCAGTGAGTACGCCCATTTTTTCATGAAACATCAAATTGTCTTGCATCCGCTGCAAGTCCAACTTTTCGAGCAACGGAATTACTAGTACTTTATAGCCTAGACCAGCCACAATGCTAACTATTGTGATTGTGGTCAAGATGTCATTTAATTCAAATTGCCATGTCCACATTTAGCAACTCCTTTCTTATTCGACTTCAACAGTCTTAGTGAACATCAATTTCATACGTGCGTTGTAGAATTTGACTGTAATTGGTTCTGTCGTAGGTGGTAAAGGTCGTATTACGCCTTCTGCCGTCATGTACTGAATCTCGCCATCGTTAATTTGAAATGGAAGCGTTGATGGATATGTAATTTCTATTTCACTCCCATTAATATTTACACTTGGCTCATAAATATTTTCATCACGGTAAAAATTAAAACCAGTAATAGTTGCTGTAAAATATTCAAGCATAATCCCTTCAAGGCTGTTGCTATGCACGCACATATTATTATCCAATAATATGTTTTTAATTTTAGCCACTACCTCGGCATTGACATTATCACCTTGCGGACCGACTTGACCTCGTTCGCCCTTATTTCCTTTTAAGGCCTCTAGTTGTTCGGCGGTGAAATCTGCATAGGTAAACGGCTCACCTTTAGGACCAGGAGCGCCAGGCTCTCCCTTTGGCCCCTGTTTACCGTCTTCACCTTTTGGGCCTGGGTCCCCTTTAGGGCCTTGTAATTTGATGATTTGTGCAGCATCCTTGACGTTAACTTTATCTTCTGACCCCATATAAATATTAATAGTATCGTTCATATTATTTCCCCCTATTACTTACACCTTCGGCTATAGTTAACTTACCTCTTACAAGGCATTTGATAGGTCGGCTACCGCCCCATAGGAATAAATCCCATACATAGCCTCCGGCTTTCACTAAATTGGTATCGAGTACCAATTTGATTTTGCAAGCTTCCCCCTGTGCTAAATCATCATGCAGCACTTCAATGTTAAATTTAGCCTCATAATCATCTTGCCAGGATGTCTTACGTATGCAAGCGAACACATCGCTTGCATCCACGTCTACACCATATCCAACAATTAGCGATACGAACTCACCTCTAACAGCGTTTAGATTATGCGTTTGCAGAGCCATCATCTTCACCTGTATTCATTAAATCGTTGTGCACACATCCTTTAGAAGGGCAGGTGCCATCTTCGTTGAGTACTTCCCAACAGTACTCACAAAATTCCATTACAGGAACTTTACTTTCTCCAACATATTTAGGCATATTATTGCACCTCCTTAATTCGTGCTACCATTTCACTGTTTAATTTAATGTACTGTGCACTAATAGCGTTGGTCGGCTTACCCATTAGCAGCAATCTGCGTTGAGCTTCTTCTAGCGTTTTAAATCGAGGTTCATATTCCGTTTTAATAGCATTAATTTTTTCTTCTTTTGTAGGGACATATTCAACCACCGATGGATCTACAAACTTACCATTTACATAGGCTTTTCCGTTTGTAAATTGTGCTTGCATTTCACTATCCCCTGTTACGATATTAGCAGTTGGATAAGATTGTTTCGCTAATTGTTCTGTTTCTTCAAGAGTATCCGCATGAACACCTACAACGTAGGATGTTTGGCGAATGCCGTTTTCGTCTAATACAAATACATACATATTCTTGTCCTTTCTTGGTTGGAGGTTACTATGAAATTAATTGAGAAATTAAAAGGGGCTCATGAACGCCCTTATGTTTTATATAAGATTGTTGGTTATTATGCCTCTTATCAAGAGGCTAAGGCGGCATTGTGCGATGCCCATACATTAGCTGATGTGTATCATTCATGGTTAGCGTTACATTCCTTAAATGTTTCGCCACATACAATGAAAGGATATGAATGTGCCTATCATCATGTATCATCTATATCTCACCGCCCTATCAACGAAATCACATATATGGAATTGCAAAATATAATATCAGATATGCTAAAGAGCGGACTCTCTTATTCATCATGTAAGAAAGTTCGCTCTTTACTTAATCAAGTATATTCATTTGCAATTATTAATAACTGGTGCTCAAAGTCATACAGCCAATATTTGAATATTGGCCACAATACCCCTAAACGCCCACGCAAATTATTCACAACTAATCAGATTAACCGATTGTGGAATATCAATGCAGAATTACCATTAATACTCTTATACACTGGCTTGCGTGCCAGCGAATTGATTAATCTTAAAAGCAACGATATTAATCGAAAGCAACGTTATTTAAAAGTTACTAGCAGCAAGACAAAAGCAGGCATCCGCATCATTCCCATTCATCACCGTATATGGCCATTTATTGAACATCGATTGTCTAATAAATGGATCATAGATGAACGTAATTATGTTTCTCTTTCGCACGCCTTTAAATTAGCCATGAAAGCTATTAATGCTAAACATACGCCCCATGATTGCCGTCATTCATTCGCTACTAGATTAGATGATGTAGGTGCTAACTACAATGCTAAACGATTATTATTAGGTCATGCATCATCTAATGTTACCGATGGAGTGTACACGCATAAATCACTTAGGCAATTGCGCAAGGCAATTGAAATGCTTAAATGACCAAGGGACATATAGATGGACAGGATCTGTGCCAGAATGGATTTATCCAATAAAATTATCTAAATGTTTCTACATTGCATGTCAAGATATTGGTGGTGGCAGATTCTCATATGGCGTAGAAGATGTGAATGGTGAAAAAGCAAAAATATATTATGCTAGTTCTAGTGCAATTCCAAGAGTAATGGTATTTGGGATTGCTTAATTCACCAAGGGGGAATTTGCGGTGAATCTGCGAGTAAAACTACCTATTGGACATATCCTATAGCGTTCGCAAATAAATGCTTTACCATGTCTGCCACGTCAATGATTGAGCAATACCAGACGTACGCTTGGGCAAAATCTGTAAATAAAACTCAATTCATATCTGGACTAAATAATGACTATAATGGGTATTACGCATCTAACGCTATGACATATGTAGCAATTGGGTATTAAATTCCAACAGCGATATATCGCATTTTGATTTGTTCTATTACATTAGAATTCTCACTAATAACCGCTGCAAATCCAGTTGATGTAATCTGACTATCACTAATTCCAATTCGTGACAAATGTCGCATTTCTGCTTTGTTTACGGCATATGGATGCACATATAGCGGTTTCGATTTAAACGCTATTGGAAAAGTAAACTGCTCTTGCCTTTGTTGACTTCCTATATCGTAATAGGCCTGTGTATCGCTATCATTTCCCCCTTGGTTAAACTCCTATAGCAATATAGGAAATTTTAACATTTTGTGCCGCAGAATGTAATTCTACATGGTTAAGTTTGAAATCGGTATTAGTTACTTCTCTCTGTAGCACTCTTGGGAATGTTACTAAATAGCTATCTTGGGAATGTAATGATGTAGGATTGATATATAAAGGTATGTTTTTAAATGCAATTGGATATGTAAATGTTTTTAATTTATTAGTGGCGTTTACATCATAATACTCGTTTTCCATTCCCCCTTGGATAATTAAACCGCCAAACAGCTTGCCAAAGCTGACATACCACGCATTTACATTGCTGAAATCATATCTGATTCCAAGGCCTGTTGCTTTCTCACTTTCCAAGGCATTGACTACATCGGTTGCGTTTTTGATGTTTAGTCCGCTCAAAAGATTTTTTACAAGTTGTAAAGTAGGTGCTTTTTCTAATGAATCGTTATCATCTACGCTAGTAATCATGTCATTTACTTGCTGGATAATAGCTTTAAATCGATTGTCATGTGCATGTTCATCAGCATTGTGCGCTTCTAGATCATGGACAGATGCTACTCCATTATCGGAAACGATTGCTTGCACCTTTTCTGCATTGCCAACCACAGTAGTAATCGTAAATGTGTAGCTATCCATTGGCGTATTCTTATCTGGGATGTAGTCAACGTAGTTGCCCCCATTTGTGTAGGAGAAAAGCACCTCTTGTCCATTCTCGCCTGCTTTGGCCATGAGCCCTATTTCTCGTGCATAAAAACCGGCTTCAAGGTTTTTATTCGAGAGTAACCCCTGTACCATGAATTGGCCATCGCCTGTTTTAACGCTTTTAGTAATCGCTAATTCTAATCGCTTATCAGTTACCGCCGTAGCGCGCGGAATTGATGCGGGCATGTCGCCTGCACCGATAACGATTTTTGTAAAAATCAAAGCCTGCTTACTAGCATTAGCTTCCGCAATAGTATTCGTCCCCGCCATTGTAGTAATGACGGCAGGATATTTCGCCATGTATACCTCCTATATATGAATAAATTGGTGAACGGTAATTACGCCACCGACATAAAGCTGTTGCGTTTGTGGGCCTGTCGCGATTTTCAAGCTAGGTTCAGCTACGGCACTGCCTGCAGCTGTTGCAATACCCCCGACATACACACCGCCTGAATTAATAGCGTGCACGTATTCGATACCATCTAGCCAGGACCGCTTATTCTTGACAAATTCTAATATACG